GAGAAGGGGTAATACTTTCTGTAAATCCTTCTTAGCTCCTGCGGCTCCATGTGGAATAGAGACGTGAGGCCAGGTAGGTTGCGCAGCATAGCCACTAGCGGCATCTAACTCTCCTTCATAAATTGTTAGTCGTCTTCCCGTATCAGGAATTAGATTCTGTCCAAAAAGTTGGTGGTCAGTGTTATCACCTTCCATCCAGAACTTCTTGTCCTTTGTTTTTACTTTAGCCGCAACTACATTACCTGCTTTATCGAAGTAATGCATCCGGAGTGTCTGACCATCCTTATGGATGCGATACTTGCGGCATATCTCTTCAGTAAGTCCTCGTTTCTTTAATGAAACGGGTGTACCTTTAAGCATTATCTGTGGTGCGGTTTGTGATGGTGGAATCTCATCTATACCAGCTGTACGGGTATGGCATACAAAGCAATAGGTATGACCATCCGAATACAAGCTATTAGCGTCAGATGATCCACAGTGTGGGCAGGGAATATGTCGTTCAAATTCCGAGCCAATCTCTGGGGATTGCATGGTATGCACACCAAGGGAAACCATTTTTACTGGCCCACTTGGCATAAGTGGTCTTTGATTTTTTATTTATTTTATTATGAGGTGCCTGAAAGACAAGTCGAATGTCTAGATCGGGATTCGCCTTCTTAACTGCCAGCATCTTGCGACGACTGGGAGCATCGAAGTACCCTTTTGTCTCAAGATAAATATCTCCAATTCTAAAATCAGGAGTATACGTGTGCTCTATAATGTATGGAAACTTAGAGTCTTCATACTCATAGTCGATCTTTAACTCATCTAGTAATTCAGCGACCTGCCTTTCAAGGCCGCTTCTCATCAGAAATCCTCATCCTCATTTTCGGAACAAGGGGTTGTGTCTACTACAGGCGCAGGATCATTAGCTTTAAATCCTTTGGTAGTTCCAAAGAGATCAGCAGCATCATCTGCACTTAAGTTACCTTCATCTGAGACACCAGCTCCATTCTGTATGCTAACAATCTGTACTGATTTTAGCTTAACGGATGTGCCTATGTCACCAGCAGGTAGTAGATAAGGTTTCTGAATGAAAGCTAGCTTAACCTTACTACCACTGTAAACAGGGGTATTTGTATCGGTGATAAGTGTACCTTCAGTATCTACGATAGTTGGGGTTATCTTATCTCCTTGTTTCCAGCTGAATTTAATCTGATAGTTATCAGACCCTTCAACTTCTTCCCAAGGTGGGTGTTTAACTGTGACCCTCTTAGGATTCTTTGCTTTACCTCGTGCCCATTCAAGACAACTCTCTCGCTCATCTTCTAGTACATCGACTAGATCCTTACCGACAAGTGCAGACAACTTGTGTCCATACTCACCAGGTTTCATGATGGCTTGAAAGCCCTCTAATACAACAGGCTCCTTAGTAACATGAATAGTGCTCATTAACAAAAAAAGTAGGTGGATTTTTCGACGATCTTAGGGTCTAATGTCCCTACGATTGGCGGCGGTTCGGTTGCTTGGATAGTTTCTCCAAATCGTGTAAGCCAACAGTCTTGTGTGAAGATCCGTGTGTAGGTTTCTCGCACAAGTCTATTGAGTGTTCCCATGTCTCCTGCTCTAGCCAGGACTGAATCATGGATGACTGTGAAGGGTTTTCCATTGAATTGTTGAAAAGAACAGTGCAATATAGATGCATCCAATGAATGGATTAGATTAGGTGCAGTGCTAGATTTGTGACGTGTAGGACACGGCTCACCTTTACCTACAGTCAATGAGACTGTGGTTCTACCTAGTAACTGTAACTCTAACCTTTCTGTCTCTCTCTTATTCCTTTGTTGATTAACTACAAACCCAGAGGGTGTAGTCCATTCAACCTCAGTAGCTCCATTACGGATATACTGACCGACGTGTGTTTTGATCCAACGCATTACTTGCATTGGGCCAGGTACTATAGCATCCATACTTTTGTAAACCGCATCTACTACAATTGAGAGTTGCTCAGGTGTAGGTTCGTGACCTTGTTCCCTTAATGCTTCTCTAATGTATATCCGTGAGGATGATTTAGTAGCATTATATGGTATGGTCATGCAGGTTCTTTTAGTGGTCTTGCGAGTCATCCAAGAATGTAATTCTTTTGGAAGATACTTCTTAGCTTCCTCAGCTACAGCTTTATAAGCATCACTAGGTTTAGGTCCAGGGCAGACATTAACTAATTCAGCAGTACTCTGATCCTTAGCCAAACCAGCCAGTATCTGGAGACCACTACATGTAGCGTCTACTGCAACCATTAAACCAGTAGTTAACTTATCCTTTCTAAGACAACAATGGTAGTACTCATGACATGCTGCCATGAACTGCCAAGGTTCCTCTGCATTCTCCCATTGTGGGAGATTAGCTATAGGATCAATAGCTATCTGGGATATAAGAGACCTATGTCTCCCTACCCATTCTAACCTTTCTCCCATGGTTGACTTGTCTAATCCATATGTTGTAGCAACTTGAAATGCAAGCCACTGATATGCATCGTCATTCAACTCTGACTCATTAGCAAATCTTATACAAGCCTTGCCAAAGTCTGTGTCTTGAGGTGTTAAGAAAGCAGGGATAGGGTAAGCTCTACCTCTATAGTCAAAAGACCATGGAAGATAAAACTCATCATCCTTAAACTTCTCAGCTGCCTCTAGTTGTGTTCTAGTTCTTACTGATCTCTTAAAGTTAAGTCTATCAGTATTATAAGCCTCAGCAGTAGCACGTTTCCATGCTTGCTTAGCCTCTTTATTATCCTCTATATCTGGAGGTTTAGGAGGTTTAAAAGCTTCTGTTATAGGTATGAACTTTCCTACACTAATACCACGTTCTTTAAAGTGGTGTGCCACCTCTAAAACATGAGTATTCACACGGTATGTCACCTGTTGTAGCTTGTTTAAAAAAGCTAAGGGAATGTTCCCGTGTTTTAATGTGGGAATGCCACGCCTGGTTAGCTCATGACCTCGCATGAGTTCATTAGTGATATACCCTCCATGCTTCTCATTAGTCCAGTCATTAGGAGGAATGCGCATAGGCCATGGTATACCACTGAACAGCTCAGCCTGTTTGACTAGCTGCTCACGGATGGTATTAAACTCTGGAGTAGGTACAACTTTAGAGACTTTACGCCTCTTACTCTTCTGATCTATCTCCTTAGTAAACCACCCCGTCGCGATGATGGTGGAATTTAAACACCACGCACCTAAAGAAGTACGTGTCTTAATGTTCCACGACGGCCAGACAATATCCTTCCTGCCAAATATAACACTAGCAATAGCAACCTTCTGTTGCGTACCACATGACTCATGAAAGTATTTATCTTCTATATACTTCATTAGTTCAGGGTGATGAGTTCTATACCATCTGAACTTACATTCAGATTCAATAGCTGATCCAATAGATACTAACACATTAGGTAGTAACTCTGAATCTCTCTTCATACTAAACACAGTATCAAAGATAACCTTCAATGCAATCGTGGCAATTGCTAATGGCTCAAGATCAATAAGATACTGAGCAACAGGTTGATAATGCTGCCCAGCAGCGCCTCGCTTTAGTTTAGAGAATGAATCCTCAATCTCTTTAATAACTAATGGAAGCGCAGCCGAGATACTTGCCGTTCCGTATACACTCGCGGAAGCGTAGCTCTTCTCCTCTAACATCTGTATGGAATCCATCAGACGTTGGCGGCCACAAGAAATCGCTTCCTTCTCTAACTTGAATTGATTCGAGATCTGTTTCGGTGTCGCCATAGGCTAAAAACATAGAGTATTCTTCAGCATTCAAATGATCATACATCATACATTAGGCATTCTTGAGTATCAGGGAATGCTTCACAGTAGTCTTGTAAACTATTGAAACATTTCCAATGTGGAATGAAGTAAGTCATTTCCATTTCAAGGTGATCCCTATCTACAATGAGATGACCTCTGATAGCTAGGTCTAATAGAAAACGTTGTGCTTCCCAAAAGGGTCTGTTATCAGCAGGGGTATACACCTCTCCTGTATCATCATGTACAACATAGCCCATCTGCTCTAGTAATTCACCAAAGTCAATTGGATTAATTCTGTTCATAGGTCAGCAGGTGCGTGAATGGCTTCTTCAGTAAGGATGATAACATCCTCGTGGTCTTCTACCCAAAGCTTAGCTAAGTATTTCTTAGCAGCCTTGGCATTGCGGTAAGATCTTTCGTTAACCTTACCAGTCTTAGGGTCTGAACTCCTAATGATACATGCATAGGCTGGTGGTAGATCCCAGGATATTGCAGCGCCGAGCCCATCTTCGATGGAGAACGGTGTTATATCATCAGTAGCATCCCATCTTGATACCTCGTCGATACGATTATCAAAGGAATCTCTTCTAGCCATAGTCAGTTCATTAAGCTATAGGACTTGTGAGGGTGTGGGTTCAACTTTTGACTATGAATTACAGCAACACCACATGCACCAAAGACTTGGGTTATGAGTATTGCTATTAAAGGAGCTTTAAGTCTCCGCAAGTAATTTCTCACGGGCTACCTCAAAACGCTTTAGTAAATCATATTGGGGTCGAACCTTTTCTTCAACGGCTGGGTCATAATCATGCCACCAGTCGTTCTTCATAGCGTCAGTTACAACTTGTATCTCACGCTCTGTTAGGTTGAATTGCTTACGTTTCATAGTAAGTAAGTGGATAAAAGGGCCGAAGCCCACGGTCTATACGGGAATTGAACCCGTACTACTAGCGTGACAAGCTAGCGTCCTACCATTAAACGAATAGACCTTGCGCCCTTGATCTTTCGCTTCAGGGCTTTAAGCCTAGCACGGCTCATGGCCAATTGCCGAGGCTTTAACTTTCTTTTAAGATTCTTCTTCGAGTGATGAATCCAGTTTGGAACGTTCATGGTTTACCTTCTTTAATAGTTCTTCCTTCCATGGCTCCCACAGTACTACACCGTGAGGTATGTCAGGAGTATCACGATATGCACG